GTATCGCTTATTAAGATATCATTACTTAAGTTAGTTACAACATCACCAGTGTAATTCTTAATTGCTCTAGGTGCAACAGAGTAACTGACATCTCTTTGTCCAGGTAAAGAACTTCCAGCTCTGTACCCAATAGTTGCCTTTTTGATAATATCCTTGGAAGCATCGGATACAGGGCCAAATAGATATGTCTTTGCAGTAAATCTTAAAGTATAAAGAAGTACTCTTCTCTGAGTAAAATCTCCTTCATAATCATCTTGCATTGTAATATTTTCTAATATAATAGGAACATCTCTTTTTTCTTTTATTGATTCAACTAATTGAACAGTTACATTATATGCAGGTTGAAAATATGGAAGTATTTGTTCTGTAATCTGAAGTGCATCATCATTTAACTTACACATAATAGCAAGTTCAAATTGCATATTATATGGAACTGGTAGATATGCTTTCTTTGAATCTTTTCCCGTGCTTGGATCTTTTACGGTAAATGTTTGAGTTGTAGTTACTTTTCTAGATGGATCATATGTAAGTCCAGTAAACTCAAAAGACATTCTTGGTAGAGTTATGGCAGTAGACTTATTCAAATCTGGAGACTGCTCTAATCTTGCTAAAAACTTTTGGGTAGGACCATATGCCAATGGTACTTTGATAGTGGAATCATCTTGCTTAACGGTTATACCATTAAACAAAGTACCAAAAGAAATAATAGTTCTTCTCAGAATCTCGTTATAAAAATATTCAAACATTGTTATAGTCCTGACACTTTATTTAGGGAATACCGAATGGGTTCTGTTCAGAGAAGTCTAAAATCTTATCTGCTTCAGTTTCGATATTGATATTATCAGCAAATCCATCGTCAGTTGGATCTGTATTAACTATTCTTAGGGCATGAACTGCACCTGATAGAGAACCAGTTATATTCTCGCCAATAGAGAATGTTCCAGATATTGAAGATACTTCTAAAACATTCGATACAGAATCCCATGTTCTTACTTTACCCGTTGCTCCACTTGTAGCACCAGTTACTGTTTCGTTGAATCTATAATCTCCACTAGATCCAGCAGCTGGAGCAGAGAATGTTGCAGTAAGTGGAAGATCACCAGCAGTGTAACCAGCACCAGTGTTAGTAAATCTAACATCAGTAACAGATCCAGCTGCATTAATAACAGCAACAGCAGTAGCAGTTGTTCCAACTCCTGTTGGACCTGCAAACGTTACAGTCGGTGCAGTTACGAATCCACCACCAGCACTTGTAACAGTTACAACACCTAACGTACCATCAGCAATATATGCAGTTGCTGCAGCACCAACACCAGTATCACTAGTAAATGCTACACCTGGTGCAACAGTATATCCTGCACCTGGATTTACAATTTCTATTGTTTGTACTGACTTTTGATTAAGTCCTATATTTAAATTACAATATTGAATACCACCAATTAGAACTGCAGTTGCAATACCTGTTGTTCCACCAGAAGGTGCTGATGATAAACCGATTGTAGGAGGTGTAATATATCCACCACCCCTATTTGATATAGTGAAGTAATTAAGTCCACCATTTGCCACTACACTAGTATATGCAGCAGCAGTTGATGCAGCACCTACCAAAGTAAATGTTTGGGTTGGCCCTAATATTGTTGGTGTTCCATCTTCAGATGTTCCATCAACATTATCACCAATCAATTCATTATCAATTTCTTCAACACCTGTATCAATAACCTCATCCTCGTAACGGAAGAGTTCACATCTCAATTCATAAACATAATTCTTTTGTAACTGATAGAAAGGTTTTTCATGCTCAACAAACTTAATCTCAAATAACCTATCACCTAATGGAAAATAAATTAAGTCTCCTTCTTTTGGCCTAGTTGTCAATTTTACATCATCTTCATTCTTCATCAATGGTTCAATATAAGTCTCCCATCTCTCTCTAGAAATGGTAAGAGTTATTTCATTTGTTTGCTCAATACCAAATTTACTTAAAAGAACTGGATTATCACCATAACCATCATAAGTATCTACATATGCCTCAAGAGGATATGCATCATCAAATTTAGATTGTACAACTTCCCTTATTACAGTATTTTCTTTTATATATTTACGAGGCATATAATGCACCTCAACACCATACATCCTCAACTGTTCGTTGATTAAATCCTGAACTAAATTTTGTTCAGATCTAGCCCCTTGTTGAAAATATGGATTAAGTGCCATAATATTAACCTATCATGTCTAGTGGTGGTACTTCATAAGTATTGGACATCTGCTCTCTGATAACGTCAAGTTCTTTTTGTGCGTCATCATACATTTGCCGTCCATTTAATTCAACACCACCAGGTAATTTTACTCCTTGGAATTTCATTAAGTTTTGACCCCATTGCCTTTTCACTAATTGGGTCACATATCGTTTTAAAAATGAATCATTCCATACTCCAGTAAAATTATTAGGATCTATAGCTTTAAATACATCAAATATCAAATAATCGTCAACTGATACACCAGCCCAATCAATATCAATATAGAGTCTATCCTGACGTTGATTAAATCTAAATTGTTTCTGAGTTGTTAACATAAAATCCAAATCAGACAAGTATGTTCTTGTCATTGCATAATTCAATACCTCAGTAGCACCATAATAGTAAATATCATTTAAGAATAATTGATACTTTACACTAAACATATTATTAGTAGAAGAAGCAGATCCATCAAAATGGAAAATCTTTTCTACTCCAATAATATCTGGTGGAAGGGGCAAAAAGTTGCTATTTTCTT